CTTGGCCCTTGAGGTCATCGAGGCTGACAGGCTAGCGACCGACTACGATACCTACACGCTCGGAATCAATCGCGGGGATGGCACGCGAATCATTCGCGGGATCAAAGTTGACGAGTTAGGCAAGCCCCTATCGTACCTGATTTACAAAGACCATCCGAATCAACCCTACGCGGTAAGCCGGACCCCCAAAGAGATTCCAGCACGGGAGATCCTTCACCTATTCCGACAGGATCGAGTCGGACAAACGCGGGGTGTTACGTGGTTCGCTCCGGCCCTTGCGTCGGTGCGCGACCTTGGAACGTACCTCGACAACGAACTACAGGCCTCGGCTATCGCTTCGTGCTTTACCGCAGCGATCAAAACCGAGACGCCAATGGGCAATCTTATTGACCCTGACGGCGGCAAGGGCCAAGACAAGGCAGGCAATCGAGAGCGATACCTAGAGCCGGGGTTAATCTTCGATCTGAACGTCGGCGAGTCGGTTGACATCATCAACCCCACTCGACCAAACAACAGTGCGGGCGAATGGACTAAGGTTATCCTTCGCGGTATCGCGGTAGGAACGGGGCTTTCCTATGAGGTAGTAGCCAGGGACTACAGCCAAACGTCCTACAGTTCGAGCCGGACCAGCCAACTCGAAGACCGAAGGCGGTTTAGGATCATTCAGAAATACATGATCCGGCACTTGCTCCAGCCTGTCTGGGATGAGTTTTGCACGGCGGCGGCTATTAGCGAAGTGGAAGGATTCCCTTCGTCGGCGGACCTACTAGAGGATCGTAGGCGGTTTGCTCCGGTCGAATGGCAGACCCCCGAATGGGAATGGGTCGATCCGCAAAATGAGCAATCGGCTAGCGAAATGGCGATCAGCTCGTTCTCGGATACCTACGCCAACGTGCTCGGCTCAAGAGGTCTTAGCTATCGGTCGGTGTTCTATCAACGGGCCAAGGAAAATCGATTGCTTGCGAAGCTAGGCCTAAAGACCCCAGAGCAAACGCAACTCGACATTTCGGCGGCTCAGACCCAAGGCCAAACAGGATCGACCGAAGCGACCAAGCAAGCCACCTCCGGAGTCTATATGGGCCTCTCTACGCAACAGTGGAACAGAAACCGCAAGGCGATCCAAAAGACGCTAGACGAGCTAATAGCGGGCACTATGAGCGAAGCAGCGGCCAGGGTGTTCCTCAAGTCGACCGGGATGCCGGACGAGGATATCGAAATCCTCGTAGCCGATACGCGAGACGGAGCGGTTGAAACCGAACTACCAACCGAGGTGACAGCATGAACAAACGCAACTTAATCAAGCGACGAAAAGAGCTAGACGCAAGGCAGGCCAAGACTAGCGAATCCGTTTCGATCCAACGGGCGTTCGGCACGATCAAAGACGGCAAGGCGGTTATCGCTACCGAAACGCCGGTAATGATCTATGACGAAGTGCGCCGGCAGTGGATACAGCAAGTTCTATTGATGGACGGCGTGCAGTTCCGCAACCAGAGACGCCAATTGCCGATCGTCGACAGCCACAACGATAAGACGGTACGCAACGTCTTTGGCTCGATTCGCGGGATTGCGATCGAGGGCGATCAGCTAGTCGGCTTGCCTGAGTTCGCAACTGACGAAGAATCGCAAAAGATCGCGACGCGATACAACGAAGGGCACTTGAATGATTTTTCAATCGATGCCCAGATTCTAGCCAGGCAGTATGTGCCAGAGGGCCAAACGTACACCACCCGACAAGGCAAGGTGATTGAGGGACCGGCTGAGATCGTAACTCAGTGGGAACCTCATAACGCGAGTATCTGCGCGACGGGCGCAGATCCGAATTCTACCGTTAGGCGGTCTATCGACCGGGAAGAGGTTTCGAGAATGGACGAGTCTCTAATGAAGACTTTGGCCGGGCTCGGCGTACCGGAAGGTATGACCGAACCAGGGGCAATCATTGCGTTTTTGGCAGGCAAGCTCAGCGGCGAAGTTTCGCCAGAGATGCCCGAGGTCGAATCGGCGATGGATGAAACGAAAATGCCTGAGGGCGAAATCAAGAAGGCCGAAGAAGTTCCGGCTGAATTGAAAGTCGAGAACATGGAAGACGAAGTTAAGGCCGAGGTTGCACGCCAACTCAAGGCCGAAAAGACCCGACGGGACGCCATTGTGGCATCCGTCAAGCTCGGTCGATTGGAGCGAAGTTTCGCCGACCAGCTAATCGATGAAGGTGTCAGTGTCGCAGATGCGAACGAAAGGATTTTGCGAAAAATGGCGAACCAACCGCTAGGCGGGACCGGCAGCGGTTCCAGTGTTCGAGTTACTGAGTCTGAGCAAGACAAGTTCATGGAGCAAGCCACCGCTGGCTTGGTCCAACGATGCTTCCAAGGCCAGATCAAGACTCAGAAGGCCCCCGACGTTCAAGGCGCGGAGCACTTCCGTAACTTGGGCCTATATCGCTTGGCCGAGGTTTGCGTTCGCCGAATGGCGATCAACCCAGAGCGGTACAGCAAGTCCGACGTTGCTCGCTTGGCGATGGGACACCAAGGCACTTTTGACAGGCTCCGAATTCAACGATCCAACGACGTTTACCACACGAGCGGATCGTTTGCCAACTTGCTGTTGGATGCGGCCAGCAAGACCCTTACGGCGTCTTACGTCGAGGCCCCTTACACTTGGGACCAGTGGGTAAGGCAGGCTCAATCGGTCGATGACTTCAAGAGCATCAATCGAATCAGCCTCGGCGAATCGCCTAACCTGGAAGTGGTTCCCGAAGGCAAGGACTACCCAGAGGGCAAGGTTGTCGATCAACGCAAGTCCTACAAAATCGAGAAGTACGGCAAGGAATTCACGATCACTTGGGAAACCGTGATTAACGATGACCTTGACGCACTTTCCCGCATTCCAGCGATGCACGGAGCAGCGGCTCGAAGGACGCAAGAAAAGGCGATCTACGATGTGTTCTTGAGCAACCCAACGATGCCCGATGGCGTTGCATTGTTCTCGGCTTCTCACGCATCGGGAACTAACCTTTCGGGCGGTGCAGGTGCTCCAGCAAAGGCAACGCTCGACAAGGCCTTTGAGGTAATGGGCAAGCAGAAGGGCTTGAACTCCGATGTGTTCCTTGGTCTCACGCCTTCGGTGCTGTTGGTTCCTTTGGCCTACGCTGGAACGGCTCTTGAGCTTGTCAATTCGACGGCATCGGTCGAGAGCGAAAAGAACAGCGGCGTCTCGAATCTTTACGGTCGCGGCGGGGCTCGTCAACTCAAGGTAGTTGCGACGCCTTACCTCGACTCCAACAGTGCGACCAACTGGTATGCAATCGCGGACAACTCTCTGATTGACACCGTTGAAATCACGTTCCTGAGTGGCGAAGAATCGCCAGTCTTGGAATCTGATTGGAACATGCGAAACGATAGCTACGTCTACAAGGTTCGCCAGAGCTTTGCGGCGGCGGTTATCGAGCATCGCGGCATCTTCGCTAACCGTGCCTAGTCTCGGTTGACTCATAGCCCCTTGGCACTTGCTGAGGGGCTTTTCTGGACGGCAACAATTCACAAAACAGGAATACAAAACATGGCGGGCTTGAAAGATTTTGTTTACTACGAAGACGACTTCATCGGTGCCTCGGTGACGTTCCCAACCTCGGTCAACATTGGTACGCCTTGGCTAACCGATGTGACCGGAGCGGCTCCCCCGACTCACGTTCGAGCGGGCAGCGAAGCGACCTTGACCCTTACGAGCGCAAGCCAGATTCAGATCCTTGGGCTCCATCACGATGACAGCCTAGCGTTTGACATCGACGATTTGCAGCGGATCGAGATGAGGGTCAAGCTAGGAGCGGCTACCTTCACCAGCGGTTCGATCCTCGTATTCGGCTTGGCATCGGCTCGGAATGATGCGGCTGACGACGTTACGGCTCACACTTGGTTCCGGATGGAGGGCGCGAACAGTACCACCTTGGTCTACTGCGAATCCGACGACGGGACCAGGGATGTGAACGACATCTCCTCAGGCGTTGCTCTCGGAACGACTTACAAGGAATTCGTGATCGACTTCTCAAACGGGAAGAGCGACGTTCATTTCTTGATTGACGGGGCCAGGGTTGCAGCGACTCAGGTCTTCGACCTGTCGGCTTACTCCAGCGGATTCCAGCCGTTGATTCAATTGCAAAAGGCGGCTAACACGAATGCCGACGTTTGCAAAGTCGACTATGTCAGGATCGTCTCGAAGCGTAGCTAGCCAATGAGCCTTCACGATGCGATCCAGGCCGATGCGATTAACGTATTTGCCAACGTTAATGACTTTGCTGAGCCGGTTGTCTATTACAAGAAAACCGGCAAAGCAAGGGCCATAAACATGGTTGTGGTACGCGACGCATTGGCTATCTTGCCCGAGGATGGAGACACGGTAACGCCGGTTTTTGAGCTTCACGGGGCGAACGACATTGTGAAAGGGATTAGTAGCGAAGAGCTAAATCTTGGCGGCGATATGATCGCGTTCGCTGTCAGGGTTGGGCAACCAGTCCAGCGAAGGACGATCACAAAGTTACTAGCCCACGATGAAGGGGGCATCACGCTCGAATGCCGTTAGCAGTTGTTGAACAGATCGCTTTGGTCCTCAAGTCGCGACTCGATGCAATGATCGACGATCCGACGACATTTCCGGTCGACGTATCGGAAGTGGTAAGACCAACTCGATTTGGAGACTTCACGCCTCTTGATAGGCAGATTGTCTTGGTCCAGGGGCAACTCGAAACGGTTCCCGAATTGTCGCATCCCGGCAATCCGCCAGCACAGGCCTACCGAATCACGTTTCAGATTCGCGGGCATGTGATAAACGACGAACGGGCGTTCCTTGCGATCGATGAAACGCTCAACCAGTTCCATGCTGACATCGTTAAGGCGGTGGCGGTCAATACGACTTGGCAGACCTTCGGCGGGCTATCCTTCGATGCAGAGTGGAAGCCTCCCGAATACGTCTCGGCTGACGGCGGAATTGATGGGGTTAATGTCCCGGTCGCGGTCACGTTTAGGACGAACGAGAATGACCCTACGGAGGTTCGAGGATGAGCCAACCACTAGACCTAAAGGTTGACGTTAATCAAGCAAGCCTGCGGGCCATTAGAGAAGCTCTAGGGGAGTTCGGCAGGCACTTAGACCGACACTTAGCAACCGCTGTCAATCGAACCGCTAGGACTGTTGGCGTTGAAGCGGCTCAGCAACTAGGCAAGATTGCCAACTTAAAGGTCCACGCAAAAAACAAAGGCTACACAGCCAAGACATTCAACAAGGCCAAGACGCTCAAAAAAGCGGTAGTCAAAAAGAACAACGCAAGCCCGGAAAGCCCATCGGTGACGATCAAGCTTTGGAAGGGCTACCCGTTCCCCCTGCGAATGCACGAAGCCTACGAGTACAGCAAGACCCGCAAGGGCAAGCAGATTCGCTCAGGAGTCCGGTACAAGAGCCATGTCGGCAGCGGATGGACTTCGGTTCTCGATGCGTTCATTGTTCGCAGATTTGGCGGACACGTTTATCAGCGGCTAGAGGGATCGAAAACGATCCGCAAGCTACGCGGCAAAAGCCCTGGCGATTACTTTACCCAAGCGAACGTACCAACGATCGCAAGCAGACTAGCGGCAGAGCGGCTACCCATCGAAATCAGGCGACGCCTTCGAGATGTGACAATGGCGGCATCCGGCAAAATCAAGTTGAGATCATCCCCAGACCTAGGAGCAAACTAAATGACCCTACTGAAACGCAAGCGAGTTTTCGCAGCAAAGATCGAAACGACCCCAGGCACAGCCGAAGCATTGACGGCAACCGAAGCGTCTTTCAATTGCTACGAAATCATGTTGCAGCATGAAATAGAATTGGAGCAACGCGAAACCCAAGGGGCCTTTGCGATGCGGGCTAGTGTCCCAGGCGGCTACAAAGGCGGAATCACGTTCAAGCATGATGCGTCTTGGGATGGCACGGCAACCGAACCAAGTTGGGCCGATACCTTCCTCCCGGCTTGCGGGTGGGTCAAGTCCGGCCAAGTGTTCACGCCTCGCACAGAGGCCCCAGGCACGAACGTCAAGACGCTGACGATCGCGGCTTACGTTGACGGGGTAATCAAGCAATTGCGGGGATGTGTTGGCACGTTCAAGTTAGTTTGCCCAGCGGGCAAACCTGCGGTGTTCGAATTCGATTTCAAGGGGATTTGGAGCACTCCAACCGATGGGGCTATCCTCACTCCGACCTATCCAACGGCGCAGCCCTTGCGGTTCGCCTCTTCGGTGACGACATGGAACAGCGTGAATCTTCTGGTCGAGAATATGACCCTCGACAGCGGCAATACGATTTTCCTTCGCGAAGATCCGGCCAGCGCGGCAGGGTTCGGCGCGGGAATTATCACCAATCGCATGGTCAAGATCACAGGCAACCCCGAAGCGAAGACCGTAGCGATTCAAGACCGATACGGCAAGCTTCTCGACATGAGCGAACACGCATTGACGTTTTCACTCGATGGACCGACGAACAGCGCAATCACGATCGCGGCTCCGAAAGCACAGATCCAATCGATCAGCGAAGCCGACCGGGAGAACCTTGTCGTCGATGAAATCGAATGGGGGTGCAATCGCGACGGCTCGACGATTGATACCGAATGCTCTATCACCTTCACCGCAGCGACCTAATCCATGCCGATCCTACTTGAACCAGGGGCCACGTTTGACGTTTGGCTAGAGTCCGATAAGGACAAGCCAACAGCGACGCGACCAGCATTTACCGCCAAGGCTCAATCGATGCGAGGGCAGCGAAAGATCCTTGCGGTTATCGACTTGATTTTCGCCGATGGGGTAACGGTCGACGACGTATTCGACCGGTCCCGGGATTGTCTTTTCGACGCTCTCGAAGGATGGCGAAACATGGGCGGATCGTTCAGCCGTGACGCAATCGAAGACGCTTTAACCTTTGAGGAAATCCGAGAATTGCTTCGCAAGATCGGACACAATCAAAGGATGAGCGGCGACGAAAAAAAATGATAAGGGTCGCGGCATTGATTCGGCAGGGGAAGCTTTGCAAACGATGCAGCGACAAGGGGTGCAAGGATCTAGGGACCGACCTAGAACCGATTGAAATCGAATGCCCGATATGCCAGGGCGTCGGGTGCGATCAGTGCAACCAAGGCCAGTGGAGATTGAGCGGATGCCCGAATCAATTTTGCAAGCCGGTTGTCGATCTAGTTGGGCTTTGCGACTTGTACGAGCGGGGATTGCCCCCAGTGCAAGGCGGATCACTCGACCAATCGGCATGGTTCCTAGATGCGGCGGCTAGACTCAAGCACGAAGAAACACTTTTAAGGATCGAGAGCAATGGCTAGCGAATCAATCAAGATCCTAATTGAGGCCGAAGACAAAGCCTCGATGCAAGTCGCATCGGCGTCCAAGAACATCGAGCAATCGGTCAGGGGGGTCAAGGAAACCGGCCAAAAGGCTAAGGCGTCGGTTGAGTTCTTCGGTGTGCTAGCAGGTCAACTTGGCGGTTCGCAGTTGCAATCGGCAGCGGGTGGAGTCGCGGCGATCACGGAGAAGATGGGTCAGTTTAGCGAAATGATGAAGGTGGGCGGCGCGGGTGCTATGGCGTTTCAGGCGGGGTTGACGTTACTCGTCACAACGATGAGCTTTAAGCTAGGCCAGTCGATCGGCGAAATGATCTTCGGGGTTCGGGACTCCGAGAAAGCTTTCAGCGAAGCCAAGGCAGAAGCGGATGCCTACGCAGCGGCACTTGTCGCAGCGGGAAACCAAAAGTTTAGCGAACAACTCGAAGACATCCAGTTAATTCGCGACCCCGAAGCCAAGCAACAAGCGGCGGTAGATTTATTCCGGTCGATCGAAAAGGGCATAAACAACTCGATTGAGTCGATGAACTTCTACCAGGCCCAGGTCGATGAGATGGATGCGTCGATGATTCCAGACCCCTTTGGCGATCAGACGGAAATCCGCAACCAACTACAGCAACAGGCCAACGCACAGGCCGATATCCATGCAAGCCTTCAAGAGCAATTGCAAACCGTCTCTAAGCAATTCGGGGCCAGGGCTCAATTGGTTCAGACGATCAAGAACCAGCAAGCGGCAGAGGATGCGGCGGCGGCTAAAGCGGCGCAGAGCTTCAATGCGGGAATGAGCACGCTCAAGCAATTGGGCTTCCAGTACGACGAACTGACCAAGGGTCGCGACGCGGCTAGGGCGGCTCAACTCAGGGACCAGGGTATCGGGGACGCCGACATCAAGGCGATCCTAATGATGGACGGCATGATTGCCAAAGAAAAGGAATTGCAAGCCGTCAAAGACAAGGCAAGGCAAGCCGAAGAAAGCAGGCTAACGCAAGTTGAGAATCTAGCGAAATCGGAACTGCAAAGACTCGAAGAGCAAAAGGTCGCTTTGGAGCAAGGTCAGCAAGCGGCTCACGCATTCCGATTGACTCAGCAAGGCATGGACAAGGAATCCGCCGAGGCAATCGCAGCGGCTCAAGCGGCGATGGATGCAAGCACGAAAGCAGCGGGGCAAAAGGTTCAGCCAGCAGCGGCGTTGCAGGCTACCGAATCGCGGTTGATGATTCGAGGACCGAAAGAGGATTCGCAAAAGAAGATCGAGCAAAACACGCAGGTGACAGCCGAGCAAAGCAAACTGCTAAACACGGCGATAGGCAAACTAAAAGACGCGGTCGAAAAGACCCAAGGCCAGCGGCTCGTACTCGAAGGGACTAGGGCGTAAATGGCAATCAGACCCAACGTACTCGAAGTAACCTTGATGTGGTCCGCTCCGGCGTATTCGATCACAACCAGCGACAACTTCCGCAAGACCAACGCGAAGTTCCAGAAGGTGTTTCAGGTTGTCACCAAGCCGGAAGCAGTGGCGGCAGATCTTTATTTTGATGAGCGGTTCCCATCGCCAGCCGACTCCTTTAGCGAAGACTTT